GCAGGCCTAGACAGAAGCGCCGGCGCTATTGATGACGAAATGGGCGATGTTGAAACAATATCAGGACAAGGTTTTGGTTCTGACTTTGCTAAAGAAGATGCAAATGTTGGCGGATACTCGCGTGGGCCTTCTGTTTCATCTGGCGGAAGTTACGCGGATAACAAAGCTGCAGCTGATTCCGCTGCACAAGACCAAACAGGAAGTTCTACCGCGTCTGCAGTTACCGATAAAGACGGTAATGCAGTTACATCTGGTGACGGAAGTATTGTTACTAACGACCCACAGAAAGACAATTCTGGTGGCGGTAGCACCGGCGGTGGATGTGTTATTGCTACGCATGCTGTTGCTAATGGAGGGTTTTCTCCAGATGTTAAACGTGAAGCAGTTCGCTGGTGCGTTAAAAACTTGCATCGTAAATGGTATGGTGAGGCAATTCGCCGCGGATATCGGTATCATGGCAACAAAGCCATTGCTTACGGCCGTGCCCATAATCACTACGAAGAATTTAAAGATTATGTAGATTTTGCTACTGGCAAAAAGCGTAACTTTAAAAACCTTGGTACTTTTGTTTATAGAACAATACAGTTTTTTATCACTGGACTTTTTGTTTAAAACATGGTATCATTATCCCACAGTTTTAAATAACTGTAGCTGGCTACCCATCACCCCATTTGGCTACTGGTGGCCCCGTCAAGGAGAATGTTATGGCTGAAGTAGCTGTAAAACAAGAAATTAAAACTACCCCGATTAAATACAAAAAAGACCGTTCCAATGAAGATGCAGAACTGCAGCGACTAGAAGAAGAACGTGCAAGTTTGCTACAGGAACAACTAGATGACACCGTAGATAAAGAAGAAACTGCAAGTCTTCAGCCTGAAGAAAAAACATTTAAAAAACGTTACGGCGATTTACGCCGGCATGCTCAGCAAAAAGAAGAGCAACTAAAAGAACAAGTTAGAAAATTAGAAGAACAGCTTTCTACTGCTACCAAAGAGGCAATTAAACTTCCTAAATCTGATGAAGAAATTGCCGACTGGTCAGAGAAATACCCAGATGTAGCAAAGATTGTTGAAACAATTGCTACTAAAAAAGCACAAGAACTGGATTCTTCACTTGAAAAACGCTTACAGCTTATTGCAGAGCGCGAAGCTGACGCTAATAGAAAGCGCGCTGAAGCTGAACTCCTTCAGCTACATCCTGATTTTGATGATATCAGAAATAGCGAAGATTTCCATTCATGGGTACAAGAACAGCCTACATGGGTACAAAATGCGCTATATGAGAATGAGTCAGATGCACGCGCCGCTGCACGCGCAATTGATTTGTACAAAATTGATAGCAATATTGCCGAAAAGAAAAGCAAGTCAACTAGACCTGATAAAGAAGCGGCTAAAGCTATTTCTTCCCGTAGTTCTAGCACGGTAGCTAGCACTAAAGAATCGCAGTCAAATCAATGGCGAGAGTCTGACGTAGCTAAAATGCGTCCACAAGAGTATTCTAAGTATGAAGAAGCTATTATGGATGCTATTCGTACCGGTAACTTTATTTACGATGTTTCTGGTGGCGCACGGTAAATTTTACTTTACAAACCGCCAAAAATATGGTACAAAATATATAAGAATATAAATAGCGGCCCCTTTTGGCAACCCGCACACATGCCCTACATATCATATTTGGCATATTTTTGTTTTAGATTGTAACCCTGAGTGTAGCAGGGTATACGATTTTCTCTCCTTATAAACTACCCATGAGACGCTTAGCCCTGCTTGACGCAGTTACCTAAGTAGACTGGCCTTTAGAGTGTTCAGAAAATCGGTGTTTTTAGCCCTCATTTAGGAGAAATACGATGGCTTTTAAAACTGCCGCTGGATACGGTAATCTACCAAATGGCAACTTTAGCCCGGTAATTTACTCGCAAAAAGTCCAGCAAGCTTTCCGTAAATCTTCTGTCGCAGAGCAAATCACGAATTCCGATTATTTCGGTGAAATCGCAAACTTTGGCGATACTGTTCGTATCATTAAAGAGCCAGAAATCACCGTTAAGGAATACGCTCGTGGGACTCAAATTACCCCACAAGACCTCGACGACGAAGATTTTAGCCTTGTTGTAGACAAGGCCAACTACTTTGCATTTAAAGTAGATGACATTGAAGACGCGCACAGCCACGTTAACTTTGAATCATTGGCATCTGACCGTGCAGGCTACCGCCTTCGCGACCAGCATGACCAAGAAGTTCTCGGTTATCTGTCAGGTTATGCTCAGACTGCCCTCAGCACTGCTGCCGGTGCCGTAAACACAACTGTTTCCGGTTCTAAGGCTGTTGCAACGGCTGGTTCTGACGAATTGCTGACAAGCATGAAGCTTCGTAAAGACAGCTTTGGTAACATCACCACTGCTGGTGCTGCCGACCACTCAATTCCTCTAGCAGCACGTCTGCCTGGTGCAACTGCGCTCCCAACTCTGACTGCCTCACCATTGATGGTAATCGCACGTATGGGACGTAAGCTGGACCAGCAGTTTGTTGACTCAGATGGTCGTTGGTTGGTCGTTGACCCTGTTTTCGTTGAATTGCTGAAAGATGAAGACTCACGTCTTCTGAATGGCGACTTTGGCGGTTCTGGCCTTCAGGCTGGGCTTGCTATCGGTCGTATTCACGGCTTTGACGTTTACGTGTCAAACAACCTGCCAGTCGTAGGTGGAGGCCCAGACACAACTGGTACTGCTAACCAGAACACCGACTACGGTGTCATTGTTGCTGGCCACTCTTCAGCTGTAGCTTCGGCTTCACAAATTACGAAAACTGAGTCATATCGTGACCCAGATTCGTTTGCGGACATCGTTCGCGGTATGCACCTGTACGGCCGCAAAATCCTTCGTCCTGAAGGCATTGTAACGGCTAAGTACAACGCTGCTTAAGGGGGGGTAAACAATGGCTATTTTTGACATGACCTCATCAGCTACCGCTGGTGTAAATGCTAACTCCATTGCTGCTCTTCCAGCAAGCCGTCACGGCATGAACGTGCGCATGGTAGAAGCTATTCTCGACATTGAGAAAATTACTGGCTATTCGTGTACGAATGGTGATATCTTCGAGCTTCTAGAAATCCCTGCCAATACTATGGTTCTGTTCGCTGGTGCAGAAGTCCTGAAGGCCTTCAATGGTACTTCGCCAACCGTCGACATTGACTTCGGCGCAGGTGATGACATCATTGATGGTGGTGACGTAACTAGCACAGGTTTTCTGGCTCAGGGTACAAACGGTACAGCAATGACCACTTCTGGTACACTTGCTTTTGTTCAGCACGTAACTACCACTGATACGATTGACGTGAAACTGATTGCCGCTTCGGCGGACGTCACTGAAGGTCGTCTCCGTGTGATTGCTTGTGTAGCTGACACCAATGGTGCTCAGGAACTGGCAACTGAAGTAACACGCGACAACGCGTAAATAAAATAAGGGGGTAAGGGGAAACGCTTACTCCCTATAACTGTATGTAAGTTCCAGCATGGCCACATATCTTGATTTAACTAATGGTGTTCTTAATCGAATGAATGAGGTTGAACTTACAGCTTCTTCGTTTGCTAACGCTCGCGGTTTTCAAATTCAATGTAAAAACGCAGTTAATGATGCAGTAAATTATATAAATCAAAGAGAATTTGGCTGGCCATTTAATCATGCTATCAATACACAAACACTTGTAGCTGGTACAACCCGTTACACAATTCCTGTTACAGCTAAGCATATTGATTACCAAACATTTAGAATATCAAAAGATTCTGCGTTAGCTAGTCCAGGCGTAGCATTAAAAACGTTAGAATATAACGAATATGTTGATAAATTTATTGACCAAGAAGACGATACAACGGTAATTGGCGGATTACCAGAATTTGTTTTTAGAACTCCAGATAATAACTTTGGATTGTACCCGTATCCTAACAAAGCATACGAATTAAAATTTGAATACTTTGAAATACCCACGCTTCTTAGTTTGTACACAGATACCCCTACAATCCCAGACCAATTTAGACAAATAATTATTGATGGCGCAACCGCATTCGCTTATCAGTACCGCGGAGAATCTCAACAGTACCAGTTGAATTTTGTACGATTTGAAGAAGGCATTAAGCATATGCAGTCTATCTTATTGAATAGATTTGATTATATGCGTTCTACATTTATTGAGAGGCCAAAGCTGTACGGCGCAGGTAATGTAATATAGGTATAAAAAATGGCAGACGAATCCGGCCTTAGTCCTTTTGTATTTGCCTGTCAGGGTGGTTTGGTTCTTGACCAGTCTACTTTTGTTATGCAACCTGGTATGGCCCTTGAACTAGAAAACTTTGAGCCTGATGTACAAGGTGGCTACAGACGTATTTCTGGTTATACTAAGTGGACTACAGAAACAGTACCCTACACTGCTAGTGCCACTGAAGCTGTTTTAATGTCTGCCTATTATAACGGCGATGTGATTGCAGCTAGAGGCGAAAAAGTATTCAAGTCTACAAACGGTAGTACACTTTTAGATGGCGCAGTACTTGCTGGTGATACAACTCTTACCGTTGATTCAACTACAGGTTTTCCATCAGCAGGAACCTTGATAATTGGTACAGAGCAAATTACTTATACGGGTACTACCGCAACCACATTTACTGGATGTACACGCGGGGCAAATGGTACTACTGCAGTCGGCTATCCAGATGGAACTGCTGTATACGCGTTTTGGACAGAGATAGATACTGGCAGAACAAGTGCTACTAAATACACGCATTTTAGATATACTCTAGCAGGTAGCGATTATATTGTTTGGGCAGACGGAGCAAACGCCGCATCAAAATACGATGGTAGCACTGTTACAGATTTAAATGCTACCGGCGCGCCGGCTGACCCTAAATATGTTGTAGGATATAAAAATATCCTTTTCTTTGCAGGGCATAGTGCTAACCCAGAAGAAGTTATTTTTACTGCTCCGTACACAGATGATGATTTTGCAGTAGCAAATGGCGCCGGCTCAATATCAGTAAATAGTCCTATAACTGCACTGTTTCCGTTTCGTGATATTCTATATATCTTCTGTCAAGAACGAATTTTTAGACTTCAAGGCAGCACATCTGCAGATTTTGTATTACAGCCTGTAACTAGAGAAATTGGGTGTATCAACGGCTTTACTGTTCAAGAATTTGCAGGAGACTTAATTTTCTTAGGTCCAGACGGACTACGAACAGTTGCTGGTACCGATAAGATTGGTGACGTTGAACTTGGTACAATTAGCCGACAAATTCAAGAACGCTTTACTGGTCTAAGCAATGTAGATGAGTTTGATAGCGTAGTTATTCCAGATAAGACTCAATATAGATTGTTTTTTTCTGACGCAAATAAAACAAGAGCCAACACTAAAGGTGTAATGTGTGTTAGAAGGGGGGATGCATATGAGTTTGCAGACCTTAAAGGGATTGCCCCAAGCGCTACAGATTTTGCGGTTGAGCAGGGCGAAAGCTATATTGTACACGGAGGATTTGATGGCTACGTTTATCGCCAAGAAAAAGGCGACGATTTTGACGGAAACAACGTAACCGGAAAGTATCGTTCCCCTGACTTAACAATGGGCGATGCAGGTATTCGTAAGGCTTTTCAAAGGGTTATCTTGAACTACGCCCCAGAAGCTGCCGTTAATGCCGATTTACTTGTTAGGTATGACTACGAATCACCTAACGTGCCACGGCCAGCAGCATACCCATTTGACACAACTACTGCTGTTGCTATCTACGGTTCATCCATATTTGGGGTTGCTACATACGGTGGTCAATCAAACCCATTGGTAAGACAGCCAATTGAAGGTTCAGGATTTGCAATAGCATTGCGGGTTAATGACAGGGGTACGTCAGCCCCTTATTCCCTAAAGGGATTCCAGCTTGAATTTGAAGCTGCAGCTAGGAGATAATATATGGCGGGCTATACTAGACAATCTACGTTTGCTGACGGTGATATTATCCAGGCATCGG